TGACGTATACGTTATTAACTGGGAGTCCTTGCGCTCTCACTCGCGTCTTGCACCTTATGGCTCGGTTGCCTTAGCTCGTTGTACAGACTGCGGCGGGCACGATGATAAAACAACAATAAATCGTTGCGAGGTTCACAAGCGGGAACTTAACGAAATCGACTTTAAGGCAGTGATTGCTGATGAGATACACCGCTCTAAAGAGCCAAAGTCAAAGCAATCTCGTGCTTTGTGGGCTGCAACAGGCGACGCGGATATTCGCTTTGCGTTAACGGGAACACCTATCGCAAACAACGTTTTAGATCTATGGTCTATCCTTCACTGGCTATCACCTGAAGAGTGGCCAAGCAAGACCCGTTGGGTTGATCGTATGGTTAACGTAATGTTAAATGCCTTCGGTGGCATGATGGTTTTAGGCGTAAAGCCACACATGGAACAAGAGTTCTACGCAACTGTCAATCCACGTATGCGTCGTATGCTTAAGGCAAAAGTTTTGCCATGGTTACCTGAAATGATGTTTGAACGTCGCGATATAGAGATGTCGACTAAGCAAAAGAAGGCTTATGACCAGATGCGCGACACCATGATTGCAGAGTTAGAGTCTGGAGATGCGATTACCGCACCTTCAGCGCTTACTCAAACTATTCGCCTACTCCAGTTTGCAAGTTCATATGCAACCATGGACGTAAACGAAGACACCGGCGAGATGCGCGCCATACTTGCTGAGCCTTCTTGCAAGGTAGATTCTTTAATGAGCGACATAAACAGCGGAGATTTTGGCGATGATTCTGTCGCAGTCTGCGCAGTATCGCGTCAGTTAATTGAGTTATTAAGCGCGGAAATGACAAAGGCTAAGATCCCTCACGGTTTGATAACCGGAGCACAGAACGAAGATGAACGTCAGCAAGCGGTTGATGATTTTCAGTCGGGCAAGCTAAAGTGGATTCTATTTACCGCGCAGGCTGGCGGAGTTGGAATTACTTTAACTGCAGCTCGTCGTTTAGTAATGCTGCAACGTCCATGGTCACTTGTTGACCACAAACAAGCGCTTGACCGCGTGCACCGTATCGGTTCTGAGATCCACGACTCGATTATTGTTACAGATTACGTTACAGACGGCTCAATTGAAGAACGTGTTATCCAAGTTCTATCAACTAAGGCTGATAACTTTGAACAAATCGTAAAAGATAAAGACAAGCTTCTCTCACTACTCAAAGACGATAAGGCAGGAAAGCTATGACACAACCTATAAGAATCTCTAACTCCGAGATTCAAACTTACAAAGATTGTAAGAGACGCTGGTGGTTAAGTTACTATCGTCGCCTACAGCCAAAACAAAAGTCATTCACAGGCGCACTTGCCTTAGGTTCACGCGTCCATGAAGCGCTGGACATGTACTACTCTAAGCAGATACCTCTACAAGAAGCTCATGCGCAACTAGTCGAACAGGACAAAATTCTACTAGAGAACGAAGGCCGAGATACTTTCGATTTAGATTCAGAAGCCGAGCTAGGGCGCATTATGCTTGAAGGTTACCTACAATGGGTTGAAGAAAACGGCATTGATGCCGAGCTTGAAATGATCTCTACAGAAGAGATTATTGAAATGCCACTCTTTGACGGCAAGGTTATCCTGCAAGGTAAGATTGATATGCGTGTTCGTCGTAAGGCTGACGGTGTGCGTATGTTCCGTGACTTTAAGACAGTAGGTGGGTCATTTACCGACTTTACAGCAATGGCGCACATGAACGAACAGATTCTTACCTATATGCTTCTTGAGACAGCACAGAACAAAGAAGGTGAACGCTCTGAAGGCGGACTGTTTACTATGCTTAAGAAAGTTAAGCGTTCGGCTAATGCGCGCCCTCCCTTCTACGAGCAGATGGAAGTTCGACATAACGTCTTTGCTTTAAGATCATTCTGGCAACGTATCCATGGAACACTTACCGATATGCTTGCAACACGTAAGGCGCTAGACGAAGGCACAGATCACCGCTTTACGGCGTACCCAAGTCCTTCACGCGATTGCAAATGGAAATGTACATTCTTCTCTATATGTCCTATGTTTGACGATGGAAGTGCTGCTGAGGCCGCGTTAGAAGACGCATTTGAAGTTTCTAATCCATATGCTTACTATGGCGTAGAAGAAAAGACAACAGACTAATGTTACACAAACAAGAGATGAAAGGAAACAATGATGTCTGACGTACAACGTTCGCTGACTATCATGGTTTACGGAGAATCAAAGGTTGGTAAATCAACCTTCGCCGTAACCGCGCCGTATCCACGTCTCATGCTTGATGTTGAAGGTGGGCATCGGTTCCTACCTATCACCGTTAAGTATTGGGACCCTATCCGAGAAGAACCACCAGTTGCCGATGGCACTTGGGATACTGTAGTCGTTAACGTTCGCGATTACGATGTTGTTCTCAAAACATTCCAGTGGTTACAAACTGGAAAGCATCAGTTCAAGTCACTCATCATTGACTCCATCTCTGAACTTCAAGTGAAGTGCATGGATTCAATTGCGGGTACTGAACAGATGAAAATGCAACAATGGGGCGAGTTGCTTCGTCACATGGGTGCGCTACTGCGTGACCTGCGTGACTTAACAATGCACCCTACACAGCCCCTAGAAGCTGTTGTATTGACTGCTATGGCGCGTCCTGGAGCAGACGGACGTTCACGTCCGTACCTACAGGGTCAGCTCGCAATTCAAGCACCTTACTTCTATGACATCCTTGGCGCAATTACAGTGGAAACTTTTCCAAATCCAGATCCACTGCAATCACCGTTTAAGGCACGTCGTATGTACGTAGAACGCACAGACGAATACGAAGCAGGCGAGCGAGTACAAGGTCGACTTGGAAAGATCGTTGAACAAGAAAACCTTGGAATCGAGCGCATGCTAGACATGATCTTCGGGCCAACACCACAAGCAACTCCAACAACGAAAGGAAATGACTAAAGATGAGTACTCTTAACTGGGGCGATTTAGTTAAAGATGCCCAAAACATTCCAGTGGTTACAAACTGGAAAGCATCAGTTCAAGTCACTCATCATTGACTCCATCTCTGAACTTCAAGTGAAGTGCATGGATTCAATCGCAGGTACTGAACAAATGAAGATGCAACAATGGGGCGAGTTGCTTCGTCACATGGGTGCGCTATTGCGTGACCTACGTGACCTTACAATGCACCCTACACAGCCGTTAGAAGCTGTTGTATTAACTGCTATGGCACGACCTGGAGCAGACGGACGTTCACGTCCTTATCTACAGGGTCAGCTTGCAATTCAAGCACCATACTTCTATGACATCCTTGGCGCAATTACAGTAGAAACGTTTCCTAATCCGGACCCNCTGCAATCACCGTTTAAGGCACGTCGTATGTACGTAGAACGTACAGACGAATACGAAGCAGGCGAGCGAGTACAAGGTAGACTTGGAAAGATCGTTGAACAAGAAAACCTTGGTATCGAACGCATGCTTGACATGATTTTTGGTCCAAGTACACCAGCAGTAACACCACCAACAACTAAGTCAGGAGAATAAACCAGATGAGTTCACTCAATTGGGGCGATCTTGTAAAAGACGCCGGAGATGTAGGCAGTTTCGAACCACTACCAGACGGTGACTACGATCTTGTAGTTCAAGAAATCGTCGCAAAGGTTTCACAATCGGGCAAGACTATGTTCTCGCTTAAAGCACAGGTCCAGGGCGGCGCGCACAATAAGCGTCTTGTTTGGGATAACTTAGTTGTTACTCCAGAGTCACCTGCTGCTCTTGGTATGTTTTTCCGCAAGATGGCAGCTCTCGGTTTAGGCCGCGAGTTCTTTGCAACAAGTCCTTCTAACGCTGCAATCGAGCAAGCTGCTAAGGGACGCGCGTTTCGTGCACAGGTTGGCTCTCGCACATGGCAGGGTCAAAAGAAGAACGAAATTAAGATGTACTACGTGTCTACAGCCGCAGCGGGAGTTCCTACAACTGCTGCTGCTGCAGCGCCTGCACCAGCGCCCGCACCTGCGCCAGCTCCGGCGCCTGCCGCTGCTCCAGTAGCAGAAGCACCAGCTCCGGCGCCTGCCGCTGCTCCACCTGCTGCTCCGTTCTAAATAGCAGTCTAAGTAAGTCTGGTTTATCATCTATTCCTGGTACAGTGAATAGGTGATACTCCAAATCTACTTAGAAAGGTAGTGGGCATGAAGGTTCTAATTACAGGATTTACTGCACTCCAAA